CAAGAGGAGGAAAACTAAGACCTGAAGATCTTAGGGTCATACTTATATTTGGAAGAAACATTAATTATGTTACCCAACTTGAAAAACAAGAAGCGCATACATTAATTGATGCTAAACACATTAATCTTAATATCCTCGGTATTACATTTTTACACAAAGAGCAGAAACCTGCGTACCGCTATAATATGTGGTGTAATTCTGTTACCGATTGTTTATCACAAAAGCAATGGGAATTACTGTATAAGTATTATAGTAGTGCAGTAGATGCTTCGGATAGAGGTGAAAACTAATGAGTGATATTTACCCTACCAAATTGAAAAAGATTATCGAGGAAAAAGGATTAACCTATAACATGATTGCTCGCATGTCTGGGGTTACAAGAGCTGCTATCAGTAATTATGCGAATGGTTTGAGAAAGCCTGATATTGATACAGCGGGAAAAATTATTAGAGCATTACAATTAAATAATGATATAATTTGGACATTATTTGAGCCTACGTATTAGGCAAAATTTGTACACAGAACGTGTCAAACCGGCGATTTTGCATTTGCCACTTTTTTCGGCATATTTTTTGCGATGTACACAGTTACGTACACGATTTTTGAGAAAAGTGGCAAAGTGGCAAAAAAGTGTCCGAGTAGTTTTGGCCAAATGACACGTAGTGTGTACACTGGGTGTTCGCAAGTGTGTCATTTCAGGTGGTTTGCCATTTTGCCACTTTTTTTTTAATTATTTTTATTTTGTAAAAAAATTAATAATATATAGTAAACTTAAAAAATTTTTTGGCAAATGGCAAATGATATTTTGACCAAATGACACGTAGTGTGTACACTCAAAAATAGTCGCTCAACTCGCAATTTCCTTTATTTTTCCACGCACGGAATACAAAGCCTTTTATGAGGAGAATAGGCAATTAAGTCATCTTCTCTTATTTTTATTCTTGAGAGGAATTTATATTTTATGCCAAAGAAAAAATTATCGGAAACAGAATTAGAATCTAAATTTCAAGCCAAGCTCATTAAGAAATTAGAAAAAGATTATGGCGAAGACAATGTTCTAAAAATTCCTGGTTCAGTTAGACAAGGTATTGCAGACATTGAAGTAACCTGTGGTTGCAAGTATGCAAGACTTGAAGCTAAAGCTTATAAGGAAGCAGAACATCAACCAAATCAAGATTATTATATTAATAAAATTAATGAACAAGGCGCTTTTGGAAGGTTTATATTTCCAGAGAACGAGGAAGAGGTTCTTAATGATTTGAAAGATTATTTTAACAAATAATTTTATATTTTAAGGAGACACAAAAAATATGGGAAAGTATAATGACCATAGAAGACTTGAAGGTAAACATGCATATTTAGGTTGTTCACAATCTAGCTGGCAAAACAGAAATGATGAGCAACTCATTAATATGTACTACAGCAAATTTGCTTCAGAAATTGGTACAGCTATTCATAAATTAGCACAAAATTGTATCAATAGAAAAATGAAATTACGTAAAACTGATGATCATCTTGTTGATTATTTTTTAGAAGTAGAATGGCCATCTTTATATGGAGGCTCTTTTATTCCTAAAGGGGCATACGATTCAAAAATGTTAATTGAAACGTTGTCTATATTTGTCAATGATGCTATTGGTTTCCGTATGGATTCTGAAGTTATATTAGCTTATAATGAAGATTATGCATTTGGAACATCTGATGCATTCAGCTGTGATGAAAAAACTAAAACTATTCGAATTCATGATTTAAAAACTGGTGTTCATCCAGTTAAGATGGATCAACTATTACTTTATGCAGCAAACTATTGTTTAGAGTACAGTAAAAATCCAAAGAATTATAAATTTGAATTAAGAATTTACCAATGTGCAGATGTTATTGAATATTTTCCTGATCCTGCAGAGGTAGAGGATCATATGCAAAAAATAATTCATGCAACCAAAGTATTAATAAATAATGTTGAGAGGATTTAACGATATTATGACTGAAGAGAAAAACACTTTTGAAAAAGAAAATGAAGAAACATTAGCTCATTACGGAACTCCTCAGTTATATCCTGGAGATCCACATGGCTCTGGTAGATATCGTGAAGGTTCTGGTGAAACACCTAATCAGCACGGTTCTAATGATTTCTTAACAAGATTAGATAATTTAAAATCTGAAGGTATGTCTGAAAAGGAAATCGCAGATGCTTTACGTATTTCTACAGGACAGTTAAGAATTAAGAGGTCTATTGCAATTAAAGAGCGAAGAGCACAACTAGTTGCAAAAGCAAAACAATTAAAAAAACAAGGACTTTCCAATCCTCAGATTGCTAAAGAGATGGGTTTAAGAGGAGAATCTACAGTTCGTTCTCTTTTAAATGCCGATTCTGAAGCACGTATGACATTAGCAGAAAAAACAGCCAATAATTTATCTAAGATAGTAGATGAAAGAGGTATGATTGACGTTGGTGTTGGTACAGAAAAGCAATTAGGTATTTCTAAAGAAAAACTTAATACTGCACTTGATATTTTGGAAACAGAAGGATATGTAGTTTATAGCGGTAGAATGCCACAAGTAACAAATCCTGGTAAATGGACAACATTAAAAGTATTATGTCCTCCAGGAACAGAGCATAAAGAGATTTATGAATATGATAAAATTCATTCAATGGAAGATATTACTTCTAGAGATGGCGGAGATACATTTGAACCATCATTTAGATATCCTGCTTCTATGAGCTCTAGTCGTTTAGCTATTAGATATGCTGAAGATGGCGGTGCAGATAGAGATGGGCAAGTCGAAATTAGACGTGGTGTAAAAGATTTATATTTAGGTGACGGTGTAAACTATGCCCAAGTAAGAATTTTAGTTGATGGCACACATTACATTAAAGGTATGGGTATATATTCTGATGACTTACCTGATGGTGTAGATGTAATGTTCAACTCTAATAAAAAGTTTGCGGACAAAGGTCCTGACAAGCATGCATATTTAAAATCAATTAAAGATAATATTGAAAAAGACCCAGATAATCCATTCGGTTCTGCTATTAAAGAGAATGGTGGTCAATATTATTATGACGATCCAGATGGAGAATTTACAGATCCTGTTACTGGTCACAAACAAAAATTAGGTTTAATTAATAAAAGAGCAGAAGAAGGAGATTGGAACAGTTGGGCTGATAAAGTCCCTTCGCAATTCCTTTCAAAGCAACCTCAAAGATTAATTGACAGACAATTAAAAGAATCTTTGAATGAAAAGAAGGCAGAATATGAAGAAATTATGTCTCTTACCAATCCAACGATTAAACGAGACTTATTAGAATCATTTGCCGATGATTGTGATTCATCTTCTGTTCATTTAAAAGCTGCTGCTTTCCCTGGTCAGAAGTATCAGGTAATTTTACCATTAACCACTATTAAAGATGATGAAGTATATGCTCCTAACTATAAAGATGGTTCACAGGTAGCATTAATTAGATATCCTCATGGTGGTACATTTGAAATTCCTATTGTTACTGTTAATAATAGAAACATGGAAGGCATCAAAAACATGGGTTCAACACCTAAAGATGCTATTGGTATTAATTCGCATGTAGCAAATAGACTTTCTGGTGCAGATTTCGATGGTGATACTGTAATGGTCATTCCTATTACAGATAGAGTTAAGATTAAATCCACTAAGCAATTAGAAGAATTAAAAGATTTTGATACTAAACAAGCATACCAATACGATAAAGATTGGGTAGACAAAGATGGTGTTCATCATTATAGTCGTGCTGGTAAAGAATTTAAAATTATGAGCAATACTCAAACACAAATGGGTATTGTTTCAAATCTTATTACCGATATGACATTAGGTGGTGCAACTACAGACGAATTAGCTCGAGCAGTTAAGCATTCGATGGTAGTTATTGATGCAGAAAAGCATAAGCTAGATTATAAACAATCTGAATTAGACAATGGTATTGCAGCATTACATAAAAAATACCAAGGTCACATTGATGAAGATGGTAACTATCGTGAAGGTGCAGCAACATTAATTTCTCGTGCTAAATCAGAGATACAAGTACCTGAAAGAAAAGATGGAGCGTACTTTACTAAAGATACTAAAGAGAAAGTTATACTAGATCCTGTAACTAAACAGTACACAGTAGAAGCTACTGGTGAAATAGTTAAACCAGGCAAAGTTAAAATAATGTATACTGATCCTAATACAGGTGAGAAGACTCATAGAGATACAAATAGAATGTATACTACTGTTGAGTACAAAGATTCAAATGGTAAAAAGCAAACGGCATCTGTAATTACTAAAGACGGTAAGCAATATTACAAAGGTGAAGATGGTCTTTACAAAGAGTTAACTAATGAAAAGACTATTACTAAACTAGCAACACAAACTTCTACAAGAATGGCGGAAGCTAAAGATGCATATAGCTTATCACGTGGTAGTTTAGCAGAAGAAGCATATGCAGAATACGCTAATAGTCTAAAAGCACTAGCTAACCAGGCTAGACTAGATGCTTTAGATGTAAAAGACATTCCTTATTCAGCATCAGCTAAGAAAACTTATGCAGAAGAAGTAGCTTCTTTAGATCAGAAACTAAAAGATGCACTAATGAATGCGCCAAGAGAAAGACAAGCACAATTAATTGCCAATTCTATTGTTAAAGCAAAGCTAGACAATGCAACAACTCCTTTGTCTGGTGATCAAGAAAAGAAACTTAGACAACAATCATTGTCAAGAGCAAGAAAACAAGTTGGTGCTAAGAGAAACGAGATCAAAATTACTGAAAAAGAATGGCAAGCTATTCAAGCAGGTGCTATTAGTGCTTCAAAATTAAAACAAATTATAGACAATGCAGACTCTTCAATGCTAAAGCAGTATGCAATGCCTCGTTCAACAACAACTTTAAGTACTGCTAAGATTAGCAGACTAAAGAACATGGCTAATCGTGGTTATACAACTAACGAAATAGCACAGGCTCTAGGTATTTCAACATCTAGTGTAGTCAAATACATGAAAGGAGAGTAACAATTATGCAAGATGATGTAGCTATTACAACACTTGACAATCCATTTAATCCATTTACAGACTTTAAACAATGGTACAGTTATGACATTCAAATGGGTTACAATACATGCGAACGTCTTGCTAGTATTGTTAACTCATTACCAGAGTCACTAACACAAGAAGAAAACAATTACTTTGTTAACGAAGCAATTGATGAATTAATAAAAAGCGGTTGCTACAGCAAATTTGGTCAGTTTGTTGAGTACAAAAAGCTAGTTAGAGATTCAAAAGATTAACAAAAGCAGCTGTTTTCTATAATAAACTCCTTCTAACTATTAAAAACTTAATAAACAAGCAAAAATTAACTAAAAAAGTATGAAAAATCGTCCACTTGCAAGCAAAAAATGTTTATCATCGTGTGAGAGACCTTGTGGACACCTGTAAGTCGATGACCCCGTTTTCCTTCCCTACTGACCATAGGGAGGGGTCTCGCAAATTATACCCCCACCCCGAAT